TATCCAATTACCATTACCAGAAAATTGAACATACTTTATTTTATCATGTATCTTACCATTGATATCAATCATTCTCCTTTGACTATCAACATTCTCTTTCCAATATTTTTCTAATAAATTATACGCTTCAGTCCCAGTCTTGCCTTCACAACTTCCAAATCTTGCAAACCATTCTTTAGGTAAGAAAGTGATGTCTTGTTTCAAATGTTCTTCTATGAACAACTGTTCTCCAAAAAGATAAGGAGATCTACCTGTCTTAAAATAATAAGTTTGCCAATATGAAGGACGACTATTAAATTCATCACTTAGATATTTTGTTTCTCCCTGATAGAACATCTGAAATCCACCATTGATATTATTACCCTCTCCCCACCACTTTGGCAACGCTCCATAATGTCCCTTCGGTAGATCAAAGTTTATGACTTCATCTATATTACCAGTTATAACAGCATCAATATCCATCACGACACACTTGTGTCCCTTTAGAAATGGCATGTCATGAAAGTCAAATCTATACCAATGTCTTCTCACTCCCTTTCTCTTTACTAATTCTATTACCTTAACATTCTCATCTAATCCTTCAGGATTTTCTGTATAGCAATAAAAATCAAATGGGTCAGATGAATTTCTCCTGATTCCTTTATAGAGTTTGTTTACATAGTCGGCAGAATATCTTTCACCGAACTTGAGAGTTAGAAATTTCATACTACTGCTCTTAGAATCCTACGTGCTTTCTTTTTAAAACTATCTACATTTTCATTGACAGACATATTATATGATGCTTCATATGGTTTTATTCTATGACTTTTTTCGAGATCAACTTGCAAAGGAACTCTAGGTAATTTTTTACCATATACTTCCCATTCAGCGATAGCACTTGTAATTTGATCTCCACGAAATAAATCATAATCTTTATACCAATGCCAATATTTCTCATTCCACTCTCTTACCTTTGGTGTATTGTGTCTCCACATACAGCAGTTGAGAGTGTGATCAAAGAAAGAAGGTTTGAATCCTGTCTTAGCGAGATCCTCACAGAATTTTAATAATCTTTTCTCTGGCATAAACCCCCATGTATATAATTTTAGTACCTCCCCTAATAAAGTTCTCTTTGTAGGATGAGACTGCAATGTTATTTCGTTCTGTTCTAAAAATACTTTTGAGTTCTTTACGAACTGTTCTGTCATAGTAATATAACAATCTATCCACACATGAGGTTCATCAAACCATAGGTGTGAGAGACATCTAACATAATATGAATTGTGTACTGGGGAATCATACTGACAATCTAGTTTTATAAATTCCCATGGTCCTTTTTGTTCTATGGGTTTATCATAAAACATCACATACTTAACATCCTCATCATAAAAATGATCAGGAATAGTATCATAAGCATTTATATTTGTACTGAATATTATCAAGTGTTTATCTTTTGTACAGATGATATGTTACCCAGACCTTGCCCTATAATTCTATTCGTAATATCTCCGGGTTCTCTGATGAACCAACCTGTAGCAATATATTTTGATATGTCACCTGTCAAAAATGATCCACGATGCATGTGGGTATATGTTGCAGGCCACATCACCATAGTGCCTACACTTGGTTGGAAAGAACATTGTTGATGTAGAAAATCAGTTGCACCACCATTCTCCTTCGGAATATCATTCAAATACATCATCCATGTTAAGACTCTATCTCTGTACATAAAAGCACCATCTTCACAATGCCATATATGATACCCTCCTCCCGATTGTGTCTTCTGTAATTTACATGTCCACGATGATACGGGATCAGAACTATCTGTAATTCCTTGATACTCCATTGCATATAGTTCAAAAGCACTACCAATAATCGCATTAGTATGTGCTGCTAATGTTGAATCTGCTACCTCAAGATATAATCCTTCATCTCTTCTTCCTAATTGTCCTTGTTTGAATTGCGATTCTCCTGTACAATTTACATCCTGCGAAAAAGTTCCATCTAATATATTTTTTCTAATTTTTTGCTCACTATACATCTCAAAAGCATCAATTAATATTTGACACCATTCTTTACTTCCGTAATTTTCTAGAACTCCAATACCATCATTGAAAACCATGCTATGCTGCTTCTCTGTATTGATAAGTGGAGGAAATGATTTAGGTTGTGGGGTTTGATCGGTCATTTTCAAGTTGTTGTGTGTAAGCAGATGGTGGAATACGTCCGACGTATTCATCTAATTCCATAATTTGATCAAGTAAAATATCTTGACCATTTAGTTTCCAATACTCTTCGAGTCCTTGTTTACTATCCTTGTGGAATATATCTATATGTTCCTCATGAATAGCAGAACCCATATCAAGTCTGTAATTCAATATTGGTAAAGCGTAACCCTTACCGCTATCCAATATCAGATCTTCTGATACTGCTCGTGGTCTAATGTTTTGATCTATCTTCCACAAGTTACCACGTTGATGACATTTTAGCACCTTTGTAGCATGATGTCTAGTAATAATATAACATGCAGCAGAGAAATCATTAATGAATCTATGATGCAATTTCAATTGAATACCATTAGGATTTATAATAGTAAATTGACAAGTATCAAAATTTATAGGTAACTTTTTTCTTACATCTCTCCATGTGAATGTCCAATTTTTTGCAGTAGATAAATCAACATCATCCTCCATGATCATGACTTCATCATGATCAGTCTCCTCCACAAAATGTTTGAGTGCCGAAAGGTGTGTCAGAACACAACCTATCTCACCGGGGTTCATATTTTCTGGAACTCTTCCTTTCAAATATGAAGATGGATCATCCTCTCTTCCGTCAATACCTGACACCCTTGTATGATTTTCTATACCCCAATGATCTAATTGATCCACCATGTATTTTTGTCTATCAGTATACCTATCTAAGTTCAACCAATAAACATGAGGGATCCCTGCTAATTTATATTTACTTTTGTTCTTGTCCAAATCGCCTCTTCATATAATCAATGTTTTGATAATACTCTTCGAGTTTTTCTTTGCCATAGAACTTTAATTTCTCCCACTCTTTACGATTACCCTCTATGTGAGGATTAGTAAACCAAGAGTTCTGACTCCTCTTATGTTCTAAGTGATAGATAAGATCATTTATTCTCACAACATCAGAACACATATTAAATCTATGGTATCTTTCATCATCTTCATATCCGTATGATATAAAGTTTTCATTTTCCATTCCTAGTCTGATGTACTCTTCTCTATTGAAGAACTGAGCGAAACCAAACTTGGCATCATACTCTCTCATTTTACCATTGAAGGCATGAAAATTGAAGTTGCTATTGATATAGTTACTTACTGTTTGGTCATCAGCAAATACTTGAAACTGAAACATACCATAACCATATGGATAAACAACTTTTACAGGTTGTAGTGGACTGTCTGATGGTGCTTCTGGTGGACGATATCCTTTTGCTAAAAATGTATTAGCATAAAAATGTGTCTGGAAAGGAAGGAGCACATCGCTATCATAATTGCATACAAATGGTGTCTCTGCCATCATGATCATATCGTTGATCAATCTAGTTCTATGAAAAACAATGTCATCACTCTGTTCAAATACATGTGTAATTTGACTTAGTTCTTCTTCTGTAGCGACCTGTGATATTTGTGGAAGGACACTTGCCTCATATATTGATTCAGTATCAAACTCCTTTATTATGATAGGTGCCTTTATATTTTTTAGGAAGTATAATAATACCGTTATTATATTTCTCAATCTGTCAGGAGTTTCAACTCTCAACGGAATCATATAAGTGCAACCGGGAAGTTCCATCTTACTACCGTCTTTCACAAATTGAAGGTCCTTTCCTAGTTGAGGTGGTTCAGTTTCTCTTAGTCTTTCTTGTTCAGTTTTTCTTTTACTTTTCATAATACCTCCCAGTTGTTTGAGTAAAGATCAGTTGTATCGTGGTTTTTAGTATAACCAGTGCCGAACCATTTCTTAGGTGCAATGATTCTTTTATCAGGATTACGTGATAAGAAAGAACCCCACCATGAGAATGATGAATTGGCAATGATAAAATCAGAGCACATAGTCATCATACACAAGTCTGCAAGATTGTCACCACCTTCTGATATAAGGAACCTGTCGTCAGGGAACTGAGTGCTACACCATTCAGGATCATCAGAAAAAACAACCACTGTACGATTGTTATCAAACTTTGACAATGCAGTATCATAATATTCTTTGGGGCAAGGTGGATGATTATCACTGTTTTGTATATAGTCACCTCTACGAACATGCAATGCAATAGGATCTTGCAGTGTGTTCATCATCTCTTTACATGGTAAATGTATATCATTCTTGAACTCAAAATCTTCTCTTATCTCTTCTTCGATATGCTCAAACCATTTTGTACTCTGTAGATATCCATATACATTGTGACCATCAGGCATATTATCAAATAAGTTTTGATCAAAATGAAAGTGTGCTTCCTGTACATATGGTCCGGGAATCTCTTCTATATTTGTAAGACCGGTAAGTTTGAATGCCTCAAATAATTGATGATCATTCCACTCGTCATTGAAGTCACTAGGAGGGATAGCAAAGTCATATCCTTTATGTGCTGCGATGCCTCGTAGTCCTGCATACTGGAACATTTGATTGCCCAGTCTACCGTGTCTTCCTAAATGATTGAATCCTATAGTCATGATGAATGTTTCTCTTTCAAATATTCAATCTCCTTTGGTAGGAGGTGTTCATAAGTTCTCTGTGTCTGAGACTTATGCTCTCTGTTTGAGATGTGATAATCTTTTAGTATCACTGGATCTCCATGATATTTATAGAGTCTATAATACATATCACAATCCATCAACATGGTCAAATCTTCATCAAAATACATGTCGATTCCTCGCTTCAATGCAAGGATAGATGGTGAACTCAAAGTATTCACACCCTCTAACAATTTATCATTATGATAAGGTATTTTAGGATTGTAATGTGTGTGACCATCATCAACTGTATGAGCATAACCTGTCACTGCCCAGTGTACATCATCAGTGAATGCTTTGTCTAGTTCTGCCACAAGATTACATGTCAAGATAAAATCATCAGAGAACAACACCTTTAGAATATCTCCATCAGCATGCTGTAATGCATGATTAGTATTAGCAGAAATGTTGCCATACTTTTTTGTATTCTTAATGTAATTGATCTCGAATAAATCTGCATACTCTTTACATGCATCTAAAACTTTATTAGACTCGCTATGATCTGAGATCCAGACATTGAAATTTTTATTGGTTTGTTGTGAAAGGGCATGAAAAATATCAAACAAATAATTTTGACATCTTGCATTACCATCATGAGTTGGAATACAAAAACTAACTCTCATATACTATAGCGTTTTCCTCAACATCATTAATAATAGTTTTAGTCAATCGAGGAACCACATCATTTTCACCATAGAATTTCTTAGCAATCTCATAGTTTTTTTCAATTACTTCCTTCCTACTATGATAAAAGTCTTCGTCTAATTTGTCAAATATTTTCTTGAGTTCGCTGACATGATTGAATCTTATAATGCCATCCATATCAAACCAATTATCCAGATTAGGACACCCCCAATATATTGGTATAGTTCTACTAGCAAAACAATCTATTATCTTCTCTGTAAAATAATTTTTTTGTCTTGAGTTTTCTACTGCGATATGATACATTGCATTTTCAAAGAAATCATTTCTTCTTTGATGAAATGGTGGTGACTTATGTGCATATACTTCCATGCCATTTACATCCTCTATATCCTCTAACAAATCCATGATTTGATTTCTAGTCTTATGCCCAGTAGTCTGTAACTTTGAACTAGTAACAAATGTGATGTGTGGTTTTTTATCTATGTTCAGTTCATTGAAATCTAACCATGAAGAACCCCACTCAAAACATTTTGCCTGTGGGTACTTCTCTAATATTGATTGTGTAAAAGTATAGATTCGATTAAAATTATGTGCATTTCTGAGTGCACCCTCATTCACAGACGGTGCAATCGCATATGGTTCTGCTAGAAATAAAATTCTGTAGTCTGCTTCCTTATCAAATGACAGATTATCTATTGATATACTTACTTTTCTATTACCTACATCTAAACCTTCTTCACCCCATGGATTCCACCATAGTTGATTGATCGTTGCTTTCATCGTATTTCTTGAAAATGATAATGGAAACCAAAGGTCTCTTGTTCACTGTCGGGTAGAGTTTCTTCTCTTGAAAATTTACTCGCCACCGCGACGGGAGCATACACACATCCCTGTCCCTCAAAGATGTGTCGATTGTGGCAGCATATGTTCCCGTCCTCATTATATAGTCCGGCGTTCATATGTTTATAAAAATCTCCCTCGTTTACTTCCCAAGGGACGGTGACTTTACTGGGGACGTCGAGTAAACGCTTGGAGCGTAAGGAAAATCCTCCATTCCCGACTCGATGATTCTTTCCCCACGGGTCGAGGTAGGCATTTGGGTCATCTCTCCACGGGGCACCGATATAATCGTAATCAAGAAATTTAGGATCCCAAAGATGAGGACGAATAACGTAGCCGTCCGGATGTATGAGAAGGCAGTGCGAGGTCCCGACGTGATTAGTAAGATTATAGATACAATAAAAATTAAAGTCATTGATAGATTGAATTGGGTATACTTCCTCATAATCTACATTGGGATTCAAACCTCTAGGTCTCCCCTTACTACTAAGAAACTTAGCAGCACCCCAGTGAATTCCTTCACATGATTTATTGACTGCATAAACAGCATCTTCAATGTCAAGGTCAGCGAGCATGACCAATGTGACTTCAGGAATTTTTAGCATTCTTTACAGCACGGTTGAATACAGTATAGAGATCAAGCAAGTTGTTGTCAATTTTTTGTGCTTTTTCAAATAAATGATTGTTACTAGACAGCAAAGATTTAGTGCAATCCATAAAATCATTGACCCATAGTATCGGATAGTCTTTATATAACTCTTGGAGATACTTAGACTTCTTCATTATGGGAACTCTTCCTAAGTATAACACCTCCCAGTTTCTATGGCAATCAACACCATTTCCCTGTGGACATATCATAAATTTATGATCTAATATCTGCTGACAATATAGATCATAGTGAACTCTTTCTCCTATAGTAACATACTTCCTACCTGAGAACTTCTTTCTTACATTACCTCTCTCACTAATATTTGTATGCTCTGAGTGATTGATGTAAAGTAACTTCTTAGGTTTTACCTTCTCCTGTTGTAGGTATTTCTTGAGTATTCCGATTCGATTGTCACTGGGATGTATGATTCTTTGTACACCATATGGGAATGGGTGAACCTTGCCACCAAATCCGATAGCATTTGTCCCATAGATTGCAACAACGTTTTTAGGAATTTTATCATGTATGTCCTCTGTAATAGGTGTATCTTCTAGGTTTGTAAATATACAAAATTTAGTTTCAGGATAGTTGCTACATGTCTTCAGTAGATCATTAGTCTCCATCAGACCATCTATCCATTTTTGATCACTCTCGGTGTCTGCCTTGAGTGGTCTATTATAAAGTCGTATATTATCTATAAAAACTGTCATGAACGGTTTACCGCCCTTTACTAGGTCAGCGAACTCTGTATTGCATGGATCTGCCTGCTTCATGTAAGCACCTGCTACGTTTCCTATGCAACCAGACTGATCTCCAAATGAATAATCACAATGATTAGATACTGCTACTCCTTCTATCAGATTCACTTTATAAACCTCACATATTTTTCCTTATTATTTTGAACATAGTCTGGGTATGAACTATCGATAGGTACCACAGTTGGTTGGTACAAATAATCTCTGCCAAATGGATCAAGTCCTGCCTTGATGCGTTGCTCCATTGTATCTCTGTACTGAGGTAAATTGTTCTCTTGGTGTTCATAAGCGTCCATCTTTGCACGTACAGTATCAGCATCACCAAAGAAACTCCAATGCCATGATGCATTATCAATCTTCCAAGAGTCTTGATGTGATTGCCTCAACTTATCTATGCTCATAGTTTTGAGCATTTTCATAGTGCAAACCCTTGTGCCCATCCATTCTTTTTCACATAATAGATTGAGGTAGTAATAGTATACAGGACCTCTCAACACATAATGATTTTCAGGTTTGAACCATTCACCCATAGCAATCAGTGCCTCTGGATTTGCTATCTCATCAGCGTCACTTGATAGTATAATATCATCGTCCTTTGCCTTGTCAAGAAGTGCATATATTGCAGAGTCTTTATGAAAACATGCTCTTTGATAGTGTATTGGTAATTGATATATGTTCTCTTCTTTCATACTTCTATGATAAGGAACACCCTCCCAATATTTTTCTAATGTTTTATTGTCATCATGTGTGACATGGTGTATTATTTTATGTTCCCATTTTTTGAAACGTTCTTTATTCTCAAAGTAATATAGCGGTTTAGTCTTACCGGTAAATGTTATTGTTGCTTCATTGATGACAAAGTAATCTACAACATCGCCTAGTATGTTGAGTCTAAGTTCTAATAAATCAAGTTCATTATAAAAAGTGAACGTATCAAAGATGGTCATAGTTAATGTTCAAAGTCATTCTAATGTTTTTGGATGGTGAAGAACTAGCATGATATGCATGCAAACCCTCAAAGATCACACACTTACCTCTCTTAGGAGTTTCTCTATGTATGATCTTTGAATGATCATGTTCATCACAGAAAATAGTATCACCGTCAGTTTCATTAATATAATATAGTGCCACGATATGTGGATACTGCTGATCTATATGAAAGTTATGTGGTATACCAAACTTTTTAGGATTTGGATAGTGCATAGTAACATGTGCTCTTGCAATCGTATGTTTCTGCATTCTAATATACTTATTGAAGAATGACAAATCATATTGATTGACTATATTATTTTTTTGTACACGATCTTGAATAAGAGTACAAGAAAAATAAGGATTTGTATCAGTCTGCAATTGATGACCTATAGGGTGAGCACAATCAGGTAGATACCACCATGGACCATTAGTTGCTGCCTCTTCAATTTTGTCAGCAATTTTCCTAGGAAATTGGATCGTATTCAAGAATATATTTTCTTTGTTCTTCACTGTTAGTCCATTCTCCTACGTTTATGTAGTCGTATAGTGGCATCAAACTTACTGTTACATCAGTGCCTAGAAGCATCTTATAATTTAGATGCTCACTCATACTTACATCAGTACAATGTAAGGTTTCGATATTATGACTGCATAAAGCAGCAGCGATACCGAAGGTTCCAACTCCAGAGTTAGCAAGATGTTTTGCAGATAATAATGTACCAAAATCTTCTGCCACACTTTTAGATTGTATTGTAACCTTTGGATGTTTCCTAAGTTCATCTAGTATAGGGTTGTGATTATCGCCCTCTGTGACCACTATCGCTTGCTGAAATTGTTCAACCAATTGCATATAAAAATAAAGAGGATTAGGGATATAGTTGCTAGGGTTTTGTACCCGCCTGTCAAATACGTCTCCACTCCTGATATGAATAACAACACAATCATCAGGGAGTACCACCTTGGGTGCTTGGATATGTGGTTCAATATACGTCTTGCATATATGACGCATGTTTTCATAAATGAATTCTTCTTCGATGTTGACTTCTTTATACGGACCCTCCCAGTAGAAGAACTTTGATCGTACTTCCTGACTATTCTGTCCAAACGATGTCGAGTGTTTTTTGATAATTTCATGGTCAATTGATTCAAATGTAGATTGTGTTAGTGCTGCTGCCATTGTGCCGACTGCACATTGCTGAATATTATTTCCAAGTCTGCCATACCAGTGAGAAATTTTCATTTTATAAACAATGTTCTCGCTTCAGCACCATGAGAGATAAATGGTCCCCATGTTACATTATCTATAACTTGAGGATCTATCCACCAATCCTCAAATTGATTCCCTCCATTGGCAACATCTCTTGCTACAATCTGATAACCTAAATCATTCAATATTCTTCTTTGTATATCTCTACACTCAGGTCCATGTGCATATAGATCTGATTCAAATGTAATCACAGAAAATCTATAATCATTTAGTGGTAGATTTTGTAATGCTTTGAGTGTGATGTTAGGTGGTTCACAATCTATTGATACATAATCAAATCTTTTCTTTTTCCACCCTTTATTTTTTATTGCTTCTATCCAATCAAATGTTGTAGCATCTGCTAGATGACAATCATTCCCTCTCTGTAATACAAACTCACCTTGAAATCGTTCATCTATTTCTACTGATATACCTTGCCACTTAAATTCTGATTCTAGCAACCAAGTATTATTAAATGCTGTAGGATGATTAGCACCTATCTCAAGATACCTACCATTCTTTTTACTACCTAACATTGTCAAGACAAATAGATCTTGATATGCTTGAGAGTGATTTTCTTTTATCTTTATTGGATGAATAAGATCATCAGTTTTTTCATTGTACCTTGTATTCATCAATCCAATCACTAATTTCAATAGATGGCATGTATCCCAAAAGTTTTTTTGCTTTTGAAATATCAGCAAGAGTTACTCTTGCCTCTGCAGGTCTAGGTGGTATAAAGTTTTTGGTATAAGAATTGCAAATCATATCCGCTACTTGATTTACAGAATGATTAGTTCCTGTGCCAACATTTATAGTTTCGCCAGAGATATCACTTGCTCTCTCTGCTGCTGCAATGTTTGCTCTGACTACATCACTTACATGAGTGAAATCTCTTCGTTGTTCACCATCACCCACGATTGTGAATGCCTCACCCCTTTTCCACTGCTCTAAAAATAATCCTACGACAGGTGCATATTGTCCTACTAAAGGTTGCCTATCACCATATACATTGAAGTATCTTAGACTTACTGTATTCATATCAAATAAATCTGAATACATCTTACACATATTTTCTGCTGCCACCTTCGAGACTGAGTATGGATTCAAACAGTCAGGTATCATGTCCTCTCTAAGAGGTGGTTCATTTTTCAAACCATATGATGATGATGTAGATGAATTTATAAATGCCTTGACACCATGTTCACG